AAATATTTTAGTTAATTGTTGACAAAAGATCTAAATAGTGTTACTATAAACAATAGACATCCTCGTCTAAAACTCGGAGAAAAATATGACAGAAGAAGTAAAAGTTAGCGAAGTAGTTCGCGAAAGACTTAAAAAGAATGGCGTAAGATTTTACGCTAATGATAATATCAGTGAACACATAAGCGAGTGGGAACTTGAAGAGATCAAGAACGAACTTGCTTATAAGTTTGAAGATGTTTTACAAACATTGATTATCGATACTGAGAACGATCCTAACAGTATTGATACTGGCAGACGTATGGCAAAAATGTATGTCAACGAAATCATGTCTGGTAGATATGATCCAATGCCAGCGCCTAATGCCTTTCCTAATTATGTTAATGAAGGTGAAGGTTATGAAGGTATGTTGGTTGTGCGTAGTGAACTAACAAGTTTATGTTCGCATCACCATCAGACAGTAAAAGGTGTAGCATACATTGGTATTATTGCAGGTCCTAAGTTGCTAGGTTTGAGTAAATACACACGTATTGCTCAATGGTGTGCTATGCGTGGAACACTACAAGAAGAACTAAATGTTATGATTGCTGATGAAATTCAGAAACATACAGGCAGTGAAAATGTTGGTGTTTATGTGCAAGCTACACATGGTTGTTGTGAAAATAGAGGCATCAAAGCACACAGTAGTTTAACACAAACTACAGTGTTACGTGGTGCGTTTAAAAATGATCCAGCAACTAAAAAAGAGTTTATCGATAATGTTAAACTACAACAGCAATTTGCACAGGGGTCATAATGTCAGAACCAGTAGATGTAAGTAAAAAACACTTTTACATAAGTTTAGTAAAAAGTGCTGTGCGTATAGCAGGATGTGCTGTATGCTTGTATACCGGTAGTGTTGTTTGGTTAGCAAGTGGTTTTCTACTTGCTGAACTACTCGGTATTGCGGAGGAATTATAATGAAGTTACGCTATAGTGAAGCATTTTATTCAGTTCAAGGTGAAGGAAAGTTCGTAGGAGTGCCAAGTGTATTCCTACGCACCTTCGGTTGTAATTTTCGTTGCATGAATTTTGGTGTTGACAAAAGTGTTGGAGATCGTTGGGAACAACACAAACGTGGTGAACGTTATAATGCAGAAGTTAAACAACTATTGGATGACGGTGTGCATGAAACTACAAAAGAATTTAATGACTTGCCTATTGTTCATACAGGCTGTGATACATATGCAAGTATCTATCCAGAATTTAAACACTTCAACATGCTTAGAGAAGTTGATGAAGTTGTAGAACATTTATTAAGTCTGTTGCCAGAAGGTAAATGGACAATGGATAATGGTCAAGATGTCCATTTAATCATGACCGGCGGCGAACCGTTGTTGGCGTGGCAACGACTGTATGTCGATTTATTTGAACATCCACGAATGAGAGATTTAAAAAATGTCACATTTGAAACAAATACTACACAGAATCTCAAAGAGGATTTTGTTGAATATCTCAACACACAAGACAGATTTGAAGTTACTTGGTCTTGTTCCCCAAAACTTAGTGTTAGTGGAGAACCTTGGGAAACTGCTATTAAACCTGAAGTGGCTCATCAGTATAAACTTGTTAACGGCAGCGACATGTATCTTAAGTTTGTTGTCGCTGATCAAGATGATGTTGACGAAGTCAGTAGAGCTGTTGATGCCTATCGTGAAGCGGGCGTGGACGTCCCTGTATATCTTATGCCGCTTGGGGGTAGGTCGGAAGAATACACTCTCAACGTTCAAGAGGTGGCGAACCTCTGTATGGAACGAGGGTGGAGGTTCTCGCCTAGACTCCACATCAGCTTATTCGGAAATGCCTGGGGCACTTAACGAAAATCTCAAAAAAATTCCCAAAGGTGTAAAATCTGAAGAAGATTACGAAAAGATAAGGAAATTATTATGAAACAGTGGCTAAAGAAGTTAACTGGTATTGAAGCAGAAGAAAAACGTATTGCAGAAGAAAAAGCTGCATTAGAAGCAAAAGATCTTGAGCAAGTAAAAACACGTGATCCTAAAGAGTATGCTACTAGAAAAAAACAACCTTGGGTAAATGTTCTTGATGTAAAAATAAATGAGAATAATGTTCGCAATGGTTTTTTTGAATTGGATTGGAACAAATACTTTATTGAACAATTACTAAAAGAAGGATATGGAGTAGAAGGCGATCCAGAGGAAGAAGTGGTTGACAGATGGTTCCGAGATATAGTATATAATATGTTAGCCGAAGAAGGCATGGATACAAACAGGAACGCAGGTTATATAAATGTTGTTCCAATTAGTAAAGGTAAAAGCGAGGTATCATGAGAGATGACCTAATGGTCCAACAGCAGGTTGACACTGTTTGGCAACATATGGTAGGAGTTATATGCTTAAATTGCACAGGTAGAAAACAAGTTAAAAAAGTGTTACCAGCACTTTTTACTGCATCACCTACACCAGTGCATTTTCTAAATACTCCAGAAAAAACAATCAAAACTATAATTGAAAGTCTTGGAATGGTTAATATAAGATATAACCGTTTGAAAAGAATGACAGAAGATTTCTTGACATGGGACGGAGAGGATGCTACAATGTTACATGGAATAGGGAAATACGGTAGTGATAGCTATCGACTATTCTATAAACAAGAGGTTCCCGACAATGTTGGTGACCATGAACTGAAACGCTATGTAGAAGAAGAGTTTTATGACTTACATACTGATTGATACTGCTAATACTTTTTTCCGTGCTCGTCATGTTGTGCGTGGTGACATTGATACAAAGGTTGGCATGGCTATGCACATTACACTTAACAGCATTAAGAAGGCGTGGCAGGACTTTAACGGTTCGCACGTTGTTTTCTGTTTAGAAGGACGCAGTTGGCGCAAGGACTATTATGAGCCTTACAAACGCAACCGCAAAGAAGCACGTGATGCACTTACTCCACGTGAAGCAGAAGAAGATAAAGTATTTTGGGAAATCTTTGATGAGTTCAAAGACTTTGTTGGGAGTAAAACAAATTGCACAGTATTACATAATTCTGTGTTAGAAGCAGATGATCTTATAGCAGGTTGGGTGCAAGCACATCCAAATGATGATCATGTTATTGTAAGCACAGATGGTGACTTTGCACAACTTATTGCACCCAATGTGCGTCAATACAATGGTGTAAGTAATACAATTATTACACATGAAGGTTACTTTGATGACAAGAAACGTCAGCCTGTAATAGACAAAAAGACAGGTGAAGCAAAGGCTGCGCCTGATCCTGCTTTTATGCTATTTGAAAAGTGTATGCGTGGTGATACAAGTGATAACGTATTTTCTGCATACCCAGGTGTTCGCAAGAAAGGCACAAAAAACAAAGTTGGTCTTATTGAAGCGTTTGAAGATAAGGCAACTAAAGGCTACAACTGGAATAACATGATGTTACAACGTTGGGTAGATCATAATGGTGAAGAGCATCGTGTGTTAGATGACTATAATCGTAATGTTACGTTATGTGATTTGACTGCACAGCCCGAGCACATTAGAGAAGAAATAAATAACACTATCCAATCAGTAGAAAGCAAAAACATTTCACAAGTTGGCATGAGACTTATGAAATTTTGTGCAAAGTGGGATCTGCAACGTATTGCAGACAATGCGGCACAATATGCAGAGCCATTACAAGCGAGGTATAATATATGACAGTAACAGCAAAACCTGTCCTAAAAAATAAATTTTGGATTGTAGAACACGAAGGTGTTCGTGTAGGCACATTAAGCAAGAATGATGAAGGCTTTATTATGTCTAGCAAAAGTAGTGTTGAAATATTTAGATCCGAATCTGCTCTTAAAAAGAAATTTGGCAAGGATTTTTTAGTTGCTAAGATAAAAGATACAAATGTAAAGTCTAATACAAAAGAAGTTCACGGTTATCCGACAAGAACTAATCCATACAATAGTATGTTTGATATACAACGTAAATTACCTTTATTCACCAAAAGTGTTAAATCTAAAAGTGTATATTGTGCAGGATATTATTTGGTGAAGTTTAACATAAATTGGTTAAAGAGTTTTTGTCCAAAGCTAATTACTATTGAGCGTAATGATTATATGGGTCCATATAAAACAGAGTTAGAAATGAAAGCCGCACTAAGTAATGTCAATCGAACCACTTAATACATCTTCTATACAGCAATTTTTGCAACAAGTGCAAAGTGCTGAAGCTAGTAGATCTAGAGAAGTTAGAATGGACATAAATTCTGCAAAAGCATTAGCAAGCACATTAGGACTTGTAATGAGTAGAATGCATGGTGATTTAGAAAAATATGTTGCTGAGCAACTAAAACAATTACAAAACGATCAAGTTATTGAAATCTCCATGGATAGTGGGGAATGGAAATAAACTACCAGTTAACTCAAAAGAGATAAATATATACGCATATAATAGGAGTTAATATGAGTAGGCCTAAACCAAATATTTTATTAGAATATACAAATGGCACCACCTACAAGTGTGAACAAGTTTTAGACGCAGAAGCTATCTGGGCTGTATTTTTTAAAAATAAACCATTTAACTTAAAAAGTTCAAATGCGCTCACTAGTTATCCTGGTCCAAAGTATAAAAAAACAAGTTTTAGCAATCCAGGACATGCATTTAATCTAGCAAAAAAGCTCAATCAAATGTTTAAAACAGAAGATTTCACAGTAGTCAAGCTCACTGAAGGTGAAACGTTGACAAACAACAATGGTTAACAAAGTCACATACACCAAATTATTTCTAAAAGAACAAGGAAAAAGTTTCAACGATATAAGCGTTAAGGAATTTCTTCCTATTTGGTGGTATAATACTAGAGATAAAGAAGAAGGTGGTTTACGTCTTACCGAAGATGGATTTGATATTATTAATCAAATAGGTTTGCAAACATATGATATACCTTATCCAAGAGACATGCCTATTACAACTCAAATACTTATATTTTTAGACAAATTTATAGATTGTCCATACTATCTTACTAACAGAAGTATTACGGTTACAAATGAGAAAAAAGCTGTAGAGTTAGGCTTGTTTAGTGGAGACCTTAGAAAGTATGGATTAACAAAAGCATTAAATCGTGCAAAAAAAGGTTGACCTTTGTGTTTTATGTGTTATATTAAAGTATAGGCACTGATAAACATAGAAGGAATATAACATGGAAGTAGTTACAAGAACTGTAACGCCGAACAAGGCAAAAAATGCTATACAAGTAGCAATGAAAAAGAAACGTCCAATTTTCTTGTGGGGGCCACCAGGCATTGGTAAATCGGAAGTTGTTGAGCAAATTACAAATAGTTTGCCTAACAGTCATCTAATCGATATTAGATTGAGTCTTTGGGAACCAACAGACATCAAAGGTATTCCATACTTTGACTCTAACATAGGCAAAATGGTATGGGGTGCACCTAGTGAACTACCAGATGAAGAGTTTGCTAAAGCATATGATAATATTGTTGTTTTCTTTGACGAGATGAACTCATCTGCTCCGGCTGTGCAAGCGGCTGCATATCAGTTGATTCTAAATCGTAGAGTAGGACAATATAAATTGCCGGACAATGTAATAATTGTTGCGGCTGGTAACCGTGAAGCTGACAAAGGTGTTACTTACCGTATGCCAGCACCACTTGCTAATCGTTTTATCCATTTGGAAATGGCTGTCAATTTTGACGATTGGTTTCAGTGGGCGGTTGACAACAGAGTTCATAAAGACGTAGTAGGCTATATTAGCTTTGCTAAAAAAGATCTTTATGACTTTGATCCAAGATCTCCAAGTCGTTCGTTTGCAACTCCACGTTCATGGACTTTTGTAAGTGAATTGCTTGAAGAAGACACTGACGAAAATACTACAACTGATTTAGTTGCAGGTGCAGTTGGTGAAGGACTTGCTGTAAAATTTATGGCGCATCGTAAGATAGCTTCAGACATGCCAAACCCAACAGATATTTTGGCGGGTAAGGTAAAAGAGATGAATACCAAAGAAATCAGTGCCATGTATTCCTTAACGGTATCTCTCTGTTATGAGCTTAAAGAAGCAAGTGATGCAAATGATAAAAAGTTTGACTCTAAAGTAAATAACTTTTTACGTTTTGCAATGGATAACTTTGATACTGAATTAGTTGTAATGGGTATCAAACTTGCTCTTACACAATACTCTCTTCCAATAGATCCGGATGCAGTAGAGTGTTTCGATGAATTCCATGATCGTTATGGCAAATACATCAAAGCCGCACAATCGGCTTAAGATGGTTACTTATGGGCGGCATATTTGTCGCCCATTTTTTCTTTTTATGGTTGACAATGTATGTAAATAATGCTATAAAAGTATTAGGCACTGATAAAAGAGGAATAATATGTTAGATTTTTTACCACAGTATGTAGCAATGCAGATGTCGGCAAAACAACAACAGACAAAACTTAAAAATTGGCAACCAAATCCTGACATTACGCCAGAAGAATTAGATGAAATGCGTGAAGATGTATTGGATCGTATTATTGTTGCAAGAGTAGGCTTGTTACTAAGACATCCATTTTTTGGTAATATGGCTACACGATTAAAAATACAATCAGCAGATGAATGGTGTATGACAGCCGCTACAGATGGTAGAAATTTGTGGTTCAATACACAGTTTTTCAATGCAATGAGTAACAAAGAAATAGAATTTGTTATTGCACACGAAATACTACACTGTGTATTTGATCATTTGGGTCGTAGAGAAGATAGGCATCCTATGCTTTACAACATATCTGCAGACTATATTGTTAATAATTTACTTGTTGATCAACGAATTGGTGAAAAGCCAAGTATTGTTGATTGTTTTCAGGACTTCAAATACAGAGGCTGGACATCAGAAGAAGTATATGATACACTATACAAAGATGCAAAACAAAGAGGGCAAGAGTTACAAGAATTACTAGATGAATTAGATAAAGATGGCGAAATGCTCGACGAACATCTTGATATGGACGGTGATGGTGAAGACGGTGACGAAAAAGAAGGCAAAGGTCGTCCGAAATACACCAAAGCAGAACTAGATCAAATACGTGACGAGATTAAAGAAGCAATGATTCAGTCTGCTAATAGTGCTGGAGCAGGAAACGTGCCAGGCGAAATACAGCGCATGATCAAAGAAATGACTGAGCCTAAAATGAACTGGCGTGAAATATTAAGACAGCAAATCCAAAGCACAATTAAAGCTGATTATAGTTTTACACGACCTTCACGAAAAGGTTGGCAAACAGGTGCAATTCTTCCAGGAACACTTTTTGCTGATACTATAGATATTTGTGTAAGTGTAGACATGAGTGGTTCTATTACTGATAAACAAGCTGGTATATTTTTGAGTGAAGTAAAAGGTATTATGGATGAGTTCAAAGATTACAAAGTAAAAATATGGTGCTTTGACACTAAAGTTTACAATGAACAAGACTATAGTGCAGATGATGGAGAAGACATTGCAGAATACGAAGTCATAGGTGGCGGTGGAACAGACTTTATGGCTAATTGGTCATATATGAAAGACCACAATATACAACCTAAGAAGTTTCTTATGTTTACAGATGGGTATGCTTGGGATAGCTGGGGTGATCCAGATTACTGTGATACAATTTTTGTAATACATGGCAATAAAGAAAAAAATATAAACGGTCCATTTGGTCTAACTTGCCATTTTGAGGAGGCAGCTTGAGGCTAAAAGAACCTAATCCATTAGATGTGTTAATGAAGCGTAGGGTAAGTTTTTGTCCTACGCACTTTACATCTACAAGCCTTAAAAAAAGATATAACATGGAGACAGCTATATGCGATTGGATTCATGATAATTTAAAAGGCAGATATTTTTTTGGACAAAATGTTCATTTAAATAAAATCGACAACTCAATTGGTGCAGTGTATACTGTAGGATTTGAGAGTGGTAAAGAGTTAAGTTATTTTATGCTTGCTTGTCCACATTTGAAATATAACTAACAAATATACCATATATATAATAGTCAAGGAGTAAAATAATATGGCTGAAGAACAAAAACAAGCTGAAGAGCTTACAATTACTGATCTTGCACTTGCCCGTGCTGTAATCGAAACAGCAACTGATAGAGGCACATTTAAAGCAAATGAGCTTGCACAGGTTGGTGCTTTGTATAATAAATTAGACTCGTTTTTGAAACAAGTCGAAGAACAGGCAAAAGCGGCAAAAGAAGGTCAAGAGGCAGCACAAGCGGCTGCAACAACACCTCCACCGACGGCGCCAGCAACTGAAAAGGAGGCGGACAATGCCTAGTTATAAACATGTTGGTCGTGTAAAAAATAACAGACGTAAAGTTGTAGTAGCATATAGAGTTATACCTGGTGAACCAGATAACTGTCTTGTTGTGCAGACTGAGAACCTTAGTGCTGATGAACACGATACATTAATTAAATTAGTTGAATCCGATGCAGGACAAACTGCTGACGAGTTTGCAGAAGCAATGGCAAGATCATACTTGCCTGATGGTAGAATTATGCTGGCTGCATTTCATGCAACTGGTAAACTTAATAAACTACAAACTAATCAAGTTGAAATGACACCAAATGGTGCAACTGTTATAGGTCTTGATGAGCTTAACAAAATGATTGCTGAACAAAAAGGAATCACTGTTGCAGATCTTGCTGTAAAAGGTCCAGATGGAACTGTTCAACCAACTGATGGATCTGCTGATGAACCTGTCGATCCTGTGGCTACGTATACACAGACAGAAGCAGCACCTTCAGCTGAAGGCATTATCACTGATGAGCAACTAGCCGCACAGTATAGATCACAAGCAGATGCTTTATTCAAAGAAGCAAAAGCTCTAAGAGAACAAGCCGAAGAACTTGTTCCTACAAAGAAAAAGACAAGTAAAAAGATAACAGAAAGTGCAACAGGATAACATTCATTCCGACAAGTATTGGGAGGATATTTTTGATACCATTGATATGGACTTCCTCCCACTAGATTATATACATTTAATAATAGTAAAATTTACAGATGGTAAAATATGGGAGATAGATGTTAATCAATCTGCTAAAGAAACAAGAGATGTTGATGACGTTTTAGATGAATTTTTTCAAGAATATGAAGATAAAATTGAATCAGTTGACTTCCGTATACACACTGAAAAACTTAAAAGAGACGTAACTAAAAGAACTAAAAAGTTCATGAAATTAAATAGATGATACAAGACCTTGATATTTTTCTCGACTATGAAAAACTTGTTGAATCTTTTTATGACCTTGGCATTGACGAATTACTGCAACAAGAACCATTTCAAATAGCAGTGCAATGTCGCAAACAAACTGATAAGGCTTCCCAATTACATGAAAGTTGTGGAAGCCTTATTTTTGACTGGAAAGAATATGAAAAAAATCCAGTAGGTCGTATACCATTGCGTAAAGATAAATTAAAAGAACAAGACTTTTCACAAATTTGTGATATATTTAAAAACACTTATATAGAAACACTTATAAACAGCATAAATGAAATTCATCCAATAGTAAGAGGACGTTTTATGCTTATGAAACATAAAACTTGCCTTACAATGCATGTAGATAAAACAAAACGTATACATATACCAATATACACCAACAAAGACTGTATGATGATTATAAATGAACAAATATGCAAACTGCCATTTGGCAAAACATATCTAGTTGATACTACAATACCACATACTGCCCTAAATGCTAGTAAAGACCCAAGAGTTCACCTAGTATTTTGTCTCACCTAAATAATTGTTTCTCCACAAAAGTGATAAATATATACAACACTACCGTAGGAGAAATATATAATGGCATTGCGATTAAGACGTGGAACACAAGCCGAGAGAGATGATGTAGGCTTCATTCCTGAATCAGGTGAACCAGTTTGGACAATTGACACAAAAAAACTTTATATAGGAGATGGCACTACACCAGGTGGTAACTTAATCCAATCAAGCGGTGGCGGAGGTTCAATAACAGGAATCACTGATAATACCACAGGATCTGTAATTACACTTGATGATACAACAGCAACTTTTGGTATAGATATTGATATGGACGCAGCAGCCGATATAACGCTATCATCAACATCTCAATTAAATGGTAGTGGACAAATAAGTCTTACAGGAAATATTACAGGAAATGATTTTAGTGGTAATGCTGCTACATTTGCATCCGTAACAGTCACAGGTAGTATAGATGGTGATATGAATGGTAGTATCTTTGGAGATGATAGCACCTTAATCGTTGATGCAGTGAATAATGTAGTGTCTACTGCAAATATAAATGGTGTAGGTAATTTGCTTACTGTAAATACACAACAAGCGTATTTAGAAAATCCTGGTGATTATACTAATTTACGTTTTATGAGAAGGCAAAGCGGAGATATTGCTCCACCATCACCAGTAGTTGCATACGGAACAATTAGATTTGAAAGAGATGACGATGCAGGAGAAGCAACAGCAGTATATAATCAAGGTGGTAGTGATGGTTATAAAACATATGTTATTCCGGCAGGAGCAGGTTTTCTAGCAGCTAATGCACTTCATTGGAGTATGGATGGTAAACTAGGTGTTGGTAAACTAAATGCTACAGAAAAATTAGATGTAGATGGTAACGCTGTAATATCAGGTAGTTTAACAGCAGGCGCAATGTTGTTAAGTGGTAGCAATATAGATACAAGCGATAGCAGTGGAATCACAGTAACACCGGGTGTTACAATGAGCAGTGATTTAACAGTAGAAAATAATTTAGTTGTAAGCAATACACTTGTTTGTGATACGTTAGAAGTTACAAACTTTACAACAGCAGGTGCAGGAACTCCTGAACTTACAAGTGATACAGCAATCTTACTAACAGCAGGAACAAGAGTAGAAGTTACTCAATCACCTTTCAAATTAGCAAGTTTTACAAACACAACTAGAGATGCGTTAAGTGCAGAAAATGGCGATATGATTTATAATACAACAAACAATCGTCCAGAAATGTATGTTAACGGGGCTTGGAAAATTGTAGACACAAGTCCGATTGTATAAGGATTTATTATGTCTGAGAAGTATTACCAATTAGGCACTCACAGTGCAGCAGATTTTAGCACAATACATAATGATTTATGTGAATCTTCAAATAGCATAGCAAATATACCAGATAGAAAATGCGTATGTGCTGACCATAAAGAACATTCACCAACACGAGGAACATTTTTACTAACAGACGAAGAAGCAGCAGCTTTACAAAATGATAGTAGAATCAAATTTTTAAATATAGATTACACATCATATCCAGAAACATATAAA